CCAACTAATTGATCAGCATACGCACTTACCGGCACACCTTGAAAGGTGTTCTCAAGTTGAATGCATCTATAAAATTGAGAATATGACGTATTTCCTGGTATTACCTTTGCGCCTTCTTTAAAGAAGTGTTGACCAAATTTTTCAACTTGATTTTGTAATATTGATTGCAGTGTCGTCAGTTCTCTTGCCTGAACAGGATATCCAGGCTTAAACAGGACTTTATGAAAGTCATTATTAGCATCAAAATCGTCAAAATATGGTGCGACGTTGAGATTAGTTTGCTGTGGCATAATCCGTTAGAACTGCAAAATGACTTTAATATCTTCTTTTTGGTTAGATGACCTCGTGATCGATGGTCTATTGTCTACGTAAACTATATTACCTGAGTGCTTTCTAACCTCAGCACCAGCAACACCATCGGTAAATGACTGACCAAGGTAATATGTTCTATTATTTATTACGGTACTTACACCCGTAAAGGACGTGTCAATGGCAAGATTAGATCCAGTCGAAGGAACAATAGTGATACTGCCACCACTGGCAGGTGTTGCTGTAAATTCTTGCAATTCAAATCCGTAGGTTGGTTGAGTTTGTGCTGTTCCAACTGTATTAAATCCAGCAACAGAACGATCTTGCCAATACTTTAGAACACCAGTAGTTTGGTCATAATTAACAACTCTTCCAACAGCAGTGCTTCCAGTTGCAATTGTTTGGGTAACATATGAGTCTGCAGAGAAAGTAGCAGAACTATAACCAGCACCTACAAGTTTAAGAGCATTAACAGCACTTGCTTTATCAGAATTTAAGATGGTTCCAGCACTTGCTTCTGGATTTTGTACGACACCAATTCTTGCGATTTGGTTTCCAGTGACGAAATCTGGGTTTTCATTATCATTCTCAATTCTTGAGTATAAAAGAACGTTGTATGCACCAAGTTCTCTGTAAATATCTGCACCGTGACCTCCTTGAGGAGTAATAATTACATCAAGTGTAGGTCTTGAAGTTCCAGTAGGGACGCCACCTGCTACAAGATCAACGTTTGCATATGTATAACCTGAACCCTGATTTGATATGGTAACTGTATCAACTTTTTGATCATTATTGACAACAATTGTGCAAGTTGCACCAGATCCATCACCTTTGATGGGAACATTGGAATATGTTCTATTAGCAGTTCCAAGTCCAACACCACGATCAGTAACTGCAACAATTTTAATAGAACCATCGACGGCGTTATCTCTTACCGCTGCATTATCTGTGGAAGTTGCCCAATCAGCGGGAACTGGGATAAAATCTGTTGTCTCAAACTTTACAATTTCACTTGGTTTGATTCTAAACAGATACTTCCAAATATATCCATCGCCGCTAGTTCCAGCTGCCCTTGGCTCTAGGTCTGTAAAAGTGGGTTCATCAAGTGATGGTCTTCCACTTGGGTTATCAGGATCAGTTCCATTCTGCAAACAAAGATAGACTTGATAATCTTCATTAATCACAAAATATGATGCAGAATATAAGTTAGTTGCACCAGACACTTTGGCAGTGTTAGATCTGCTATAATCATGACGATAGTAGTCATAAGTTGTACCAGATGACCATTGTCTCTTAGGAACAACTTGCCTAATATCAGCAGTATTAATTTTTTTCAGTGCGACCATTGTATCCCAATAGTCATTTTCCTGATCAAAATTATCCTTTGGTGAAGGAGGGTTATTATTCCAATCAGTTTGGTAATCTGTTGGATTCGGTAAACCAATAAAAGAATAATAAGTGTTAATGCCAACGTCAGAAACAAAATTCTTGGCGTTAAGCACTCTAATTTGATCAGTTATAATAGCAGCCATTTGTACTGGTTTTTTTACTTATTTATTGGGACAGTGACCACAAAATTTATTTAGACGATGTAATTTCTAAATTTGAGTGGATTTGTTCTTCTTACAAGACCTGAAGTTGTGATGCCAACTACACCATCATCGCCGTAGAAGTTATACTCATAGGATTGTACTCTTCCTGTTAAATCAACTCTACCCCAACTGTAATTACCCATATAATTCGAGGTAGTGTATATACCTCCAGTGGTAGTTCCAAGTCCAACAACAGTCGCCTGGATTCTTCTTATATGAGTGGTGCCAATTCCAGTGATTGTGGACTCAACAGTAGAAACGGAGGCAACTTGATAAATGTTATCAATGTAACTCTTGCCAATCGCTATTGTTGTTCCACCACCATCTTTAGAGGAGATAGAAGTTGTTGCGAGACCAACATTAGAGTTATAAACCATGAAATAATCATTTGTTCCAATTCCACTTATTGTTACAGCGGTTCCAACAAGAGACGCATCTCTCATAAATGATCCCGCTGGGACATGAAGATCAAGGACTATCTGTAAGTCAGAACCAGAAGAAGTAGTTCCAAATCCAACAACGATTCCACTATCACCAGAGAATGAACCAACGCTATTAGTTTCTACGTTAGATGCTGGTGGTGCAATCAGAACTTGTGGTGGTTTTGCGGTTGTATACCCAGTGCCAGCGTTTGACAGAGTGATAGAAGTTACAACACCAGCAGTAATAGATGCTGTTGCAATTGCAGTGGTTCCAAGTCCTACAGACTGTGCAGTTCCGCCGATACTAATTGTAGGAGCGGTAGAGTAACCAACACCACCTGAGGATATTGATATAGAAGATATTGTTCCAAGACCAGATACAATCGCTGTTGCAGCTGCACCTGTCTTAGTATCCTGTGAAACAAGTGTTACTTTATTTTGGAAGGTAAGACTTGTAGCGTCCTCAACTTTAGAATCAAAGAAGGGTCTGATATTGTCAACATAGATTGTTGTAGATCCAATTCCAACAGATTTAATCAGATACGCACCTGGATTGATGCCAGGTTCATAAAGTTCCCTGTCTTTGCCAACTTCTTTATTATCAATAATTTTATCTTCAGTTTGTCTGCAAAGAATCACAGGTCTAACAAGATTTTCATCTGCTGTATTTCCTGGACCATAATATGGATCAGTTGTGATAATATCAGTAGAATCAATTTGGTCAACAACTCTGGGATCTTCATTAAGATGAACAACGTCTGACTCAATCTGTAATGTGTCTCCAATTTTAACTGGAGGAATAATATCTCTGAAGACAACATCAACTGCTCCAGTGCCTTTATAGAAGATAATCTTAGATTTGTCTCCTACTTTAGGTGCTTCTGTGAATGTGATAGTAGAACCACCATTAAAGGTATATCCTTCACCAGGAACTTGGAGTGTATCATTAATAAACACAAGGAGAACATCCTGTACATTAATATTAGAACCTTTCGCTGCTCTAATCGTGATAAGTGATCCAGAATCTCTGAGTGAGAATGCAACAGTACTTCCGTCAAAGAGATCGTCAAGATTATCGAGCACTTGCAGAGTTCCGAGTGACCAGGCAGTGAACTCATCAGTGAACACCTTCTGAACATCAATCAGAGATTCTCTGTATGTGGAAGTGGTTGGAATACCAGTGAGTCCACCAATAGGAACAGTTAACTTTTCGCCAGATTTAAATCCATATCCAGTGTTGCGAATCTCAAAGTCGATGATGCTTGATCCCTGACCAACTACAATATCAATAGTCGCTCCACTACCAATTCCGCTTGAGACAGAACTATATGTTAGTGCGATACCTGAATATGAAAGCGGATCATCAAAGATTACATAAGGAACATTAGTTGTTGTATAACCAGTTCCTGGATTCGTGATTGCAACACTCACGATATTACCATTGCTAATTGTCGCAGTTCCAATAAACTCAATGCTTGGAGCACCAGTGCTTGACAAAGCGACACCAACATTAACAGTTTGGACGCCAGCTCTATAACCAGATCCACTATTACCAATACTGATAGCAGAAATAGTGCCAAGACCTGAGACAGTTGCTGTTCCTCCAGCAGATACCAAAGGTTGGAATCCTAGACCTTGGTCAGTCATACCAACTGAAACTATGACTCCTCCGACAGGTAAATTAGAACTATTGACATCATAGGAAACAGAGGTAGCAGTTCCTGCAAATCTAATAGAACTAATACCACTACTCTCTTCAATTGTGTAATCACTTGTCGCCCCAGGACCCTGGAAAATGTCGTTAATCAGAACAACAGCATTTTCAGTCGATATTCCGCCAACATTTGATGCTTCTGATGTAAGTGTGAATAATCTATTAGTTCCATTAAAGTTATCAGAGATGTCATCAAGCACCTTGTTTCTATAATAAGTCTCATTTGATGTATCTTGGACACCAGATCTCAGGAATATTCTTCCTTGGAAAGATGATCCTGTAGCGATGCCAGTCCAATCTCTTTCGTCGGGTCTGTTGGTTGAGGTTCCCAGTGGAGTTTGACCAACAGGAGGATCAACAAAGTTGAGTATGTTATCAACGATATTGTAGTTTCCAACAACCTTGGTCACGAGAGAATCTGTTGAGTGTCCTGCAAGTGCAGTTCCCAACCACTGTCTCTGAACTGAAAGCACGTTTGTAGATCCAATACCAACACCAGACACCTTAACGATTTCATTTTCAATCTTAAGAAGATCTCCTCCAAAGATTGAGTTGATGCCAGTGCTTACAGTTATTCGATCATCACTTGATGTTGCGGTTCTATGCAGGTGTGTTGTGAGGGCAGTAGAAACAATGGGAGATTGAATGATATTATCAAGTGCCAGAATACCTTTAGAGTTCTGATTGGATGATACAAATCTATGAGATGTCCCAATACCGACACTTGTGAAGTCAAGCACCTCAGGTGTAGCCTTCAGTGCCTTTTCAGCAGTAGCTGCAAGTTTAATCTTATTGTCATCAACCTTGACAGCGAAGACAGTTCCAGGAACTTTATCAGTTGTACCAATACCAACAAATGAAGTTGATGCAATACCAATCGCCTGAGTGCTTGCGGCTCCAGCATGAACATATGTTAATTGCTCACCTGTTACAAAGAAGTGATCTGGCAGTCTAATCGTGTTATCATCAACGACAACTTCATCAGAATCATTACCCTCAAAGTATCTCTCAAAGATTGGTCTTCCTCTATGTTTGAGCTCAAATGCTCTCTTGATGTCAGTATCAGTTCCCTCATATTGCGAGAATGATGTGTCTATAGTTCCGTTTGTAAAATCAACTTCAGATCTTTCATCATCAGCATGTCTCAATGCAACCATAAAGACTTTTGCCTGTGCCTGAACATTCGCAGGAGGAGTGTACAGAACCTCAACAGTTGCAGCAACACCAACGGCAGCGCCATTAACTCTTGTTCCAATTGTACCAATACCAGAGTTTGTCTCAATGATTCCAAATTCAGTATCGTATGTATTACCAACACCATCATCAGAAATATAGTCGTCAACCACTAACAACTCTGAAAGTGAATATTGGTTATTGGTAATATCAGTCAACTGAACAATAAAGTGTGCTACATCATATTCATTATCATATGAACCAATTACATTTGGAACAGGTGAAGTAGATGATGCGATACTAGTGTTTCTGCCCTCAATTCTTGCATGATTTAGATCAAGTGTCCCTATGCCAGTTGTATCACTATTGCCAATACCAATCACCATTGCATTGATAACACCAGTAGTTCCAACTCCTACTCCAGAGGCAGGAATATAATCAACATTTAATGAAGAACCAGAAATATATGCATGATATGTACCATATCCGATATGCGCTGATGCTCCAAGGTTAGTGGTCAAGTCACCATACTCTAGGACAGAGACATTAGTTCCATCATGAACTATGTTGATATTTTCGTAAGTAAATTCATTCCCATTGATGTCAGGAGTAACTTCAATCATCAACTTAATAGAACTGTAAGTGCTAGCGATACTTACAACATTTGATGTGGATCCACTATTCAGAGCAACACTCTTTGTATCGATTAGAACCGGACCAATGCCAGTAGTGCCAACTCCAAGTAGGTTATCATCTAAGTTGTATGATAAAGTTGTAATATCATAGTTATTGACCGCTGATTTTGTTGGGAAGAACTGAAGTTGACCCTGACCACCAGATATTGTGAAGTCAAAAGAACCCTGATCATATGTTGTCTCAACACGACCATATTGGTTGATATAACCAAATGAACGATCATGTACAAGATCGACAATCATCAATTGTCTTTGACCCACAAATCTTCTATCTTTAACATAGGTAATATACTTCTGAGCTCTGACTTCATCAAGGTCAAACGTATTTGCAACACTAAATGCAGTTGGTCTGGGATTACTATTAAACTCGCTTGCAACATTATCGATTGATAGAACTCTATTACCAACGGATTCAAAGAAATCAGTAAGAACTTTACTGGAGAAGGTAATTTGATCTGATACGATCTGAGTCTGAGACTTAGAATTTTCTTTTACAAGATCAAAATCATTTACACAATTAAGATCAATGAAAGTTTCTAATTGATATACAGCATCAATTGATGTGAGATTAGTTGACACCCCAACAACCAAAGCATTTTCACTACCAGATGGAAGTTTTGATTCCATTTGATAATCCGAGAATTTTCTAAATCCAAGTGTATGGTTTAAGGAACCAACAGCATCCTCCCAAGTATCATAATCTACTCTTGATCTTAAAGAGTATGAGAAGTTTTGATAATAGAAACTATCTTGTACTCTCTGAAGATTGTCATTGAGATAACCTGAGTTTGTCTGCCATCCCTTAGATACCTTAGATAAAGTATCGGTATTCAAGGATGAATCAAAATAAGTTACAGAAGATGCAACTCCATGAGCATTTGATGATTGTCCAACAATCAAATCGTTAGTTGAGAAATCATCGATTGATGAAATACTAAGAAGGTTAACTTTTGGATCCCAACCTTGAACAACACCCGACTTTGTGCCAGATTTTACAGTCTCACCTTTATTGTATTGGTTTGGTTTTAATGTCGAAACAAAAATGGGGAAGAATTTCTCTGGGATAATTCTACCGATAGAATTGGCAGAATCAAAGTCACCAACAATTTCTCCACTCTTAACCATACCAGAGATATTAAATGATACGCTACCAATTCCACCTCTGTTTTCTGTAACAGACTTAATAACGAATAAGTCATATCCATAACTTTCAGAGTTGAATCCTTTTCCAGTAGAACCAACTCCAACGCTGGTTCCTTCCACCATCACTTTATCGCCAACAGTAAATGGGAAGGAATCAGCAGTGCTAAAACCAACCGCCATGGTAACAGTAACATCCTCTGTAGATGTGTTGTAAACGATTGTGCTAATACCCACACCGTTGGTGTTTTCAATGGGTAGGATTCTTGGCTCAGTGTTGTTTATTCCAAAAGTATTCTTAAGGATTGAGACCTGATTATCACCGAGTTTATATCTAATATCAACATCTGTTAATCTTTCGTTGGTTTTCCCATCAAATACTACGAGTCTAGGTGCCTTGACATATCCTCTTCCTACTGAGGTAATGGCAACAGATTCAAATCCAGTTTGAGAATTAATCTCAATGATTTGTGGGAGAGCAGTGGTTGGTCTTACAGTTTTATCAACCTGGAAATTAAATCCGACATCCTCAATTCTTACTTTTTTGACAGATCCAATATTAGTAGATGCCGTGGTGAGAATCGCTCCAGTTCCAATACCAGATGTGACAGTGGAGAATCCAGGCAAAGAATAATAATTTTTACCTACATTTTCAATAGAGACTTTTGAGATTGGACCGATCGTATGCGTACAATCAGTCTCATATGAAAGATTTGATGTAGAGCTTATATAAGAACTCTTTTCAGGTGTTACTGGAATCGTATATGTGAAAGTATTTGTGGTAGCACTTCCAATTGGGAAAGTTCCACTATAAGCACTGAACTCTACATCAATTTGATTATTGGGAGTTACCTCACTATCATTTACAATTTGAGACTTCTCAACCGGAACATCACTTTCGTAAACGGGATCTAATTTATAGAAAATTTCATTTGGCGTGTCTTTTGTGATTGACAGAGTAACTTTTGCGTCAGTTGTAATACCAACAGTGCCAGTTCTTACAACATTAAATACCGAACTTTCATCGTTCTTATCATAGAGTTGAGTGAAAGATTTATCTCTATAGAAATTCAGTGCAAATGCAGCATAAGATGATGCTTGCTTAGTATAAGCAAGTGATCCATCAGATACATCAAATTCTACGGTCGAATCTCTGTATACTTTTAGTGGTGGGTTGATCGGAGAAATAGTGCCTGATGAAGCACTTGTGATTCCTACAACACTTGGTTTCTGACGAGTTGTTTCATAATAAGTATCAGTCAACTTAAAGTTATCTTTGTCAATTTCATAGACATAGTAAATCTTATTGTCCTCAAGTCCTTCGGCAGGGGATGTAGCAGTATGGATTACTTTTTGACCATTGCTGAATCCGTGATTGACAATCGTAAATGTATTCGTAGAAGAACTAATACCAGATGCCGTAAATGATTTTGGATCAATGATCATTCTTCTATTGTAATCATTATATGACACACTAAATGAAGTGGTCAAAGATGGATTGACATCCATGAATACAACATGCCTTCCCTGTATTCCATGAGTTGCTGCCAGAGAAACAGTAACTTCATTGCGTGAAATATCGCCAGTAATAACAGAGTGATTTGTCTTAAGACTATGATATACTCCTGTTCCAATTCCACTAAAGAATAGAGTTCTCGAATCTCTAACTGTGCTTGCAATTCCAACAAATACACCAGTAGTTCCAAGTCCTACTTTAACTGTTGACAAACCAATTAAATCATCACTAATCTTCGCCACAAACAACTGTTGCTGATCAGTGAGAGTTACACCAGCACCAGCGCCAGTCTCAAAAGATATAATACCATCTCCATTTCCAGGAGAATATGTTAATACATCACCAGTTCTTAAATTATGTTGTGGAATATAAAGTGCTTTAGTTTGGATAAAGATTTGAGTGATTCCTGCTCCAGGATTAGAGAAGAATATTGTTGTACCAATTCCTACTCCCTCAGCGGTTCCAAGTCCAACTGTTTCTGAAGGGTCGAAGTAAATTTGTCTGTTTACACGATAATCGTAATCAGTCTTAAATCCAGTGTTTACCGTGAGTTTTTTGGGGAATTCGTATATTTTAGTTGTTACAGTATGAGCAGCACTCACTGTGCCATCAACTGCTCTAATAACTCTAATCCTTGATAATTTTCTGTCAACATTAAGGACTTGTACTTTTTCTGTACCAATGCCAAGAATATCATTTTCTCGTATTGCTGGATATCCAATATTTCCAGTTACCTCAAAGGTTGTAACGATACCTGTAACTCCAGCGGTCCCAAGACCAGATGATGTAGAACCAACTCCACTTAAAGTGAGAATATTTGATGAAATACCTACAGTATAAGACCCCTCAATATTCGATGATGTAGTTGACAAACCAGATATTGACAATACATCACTATTTCTGAAATTGTGAGGATTATTTGTAAATACCAGATATGTGCCATCAGTATCTGAAGGAACTATCTCAACATTCTGAATTGTGCTAGTAGCTACACTAACACTATTGATTGACCTACCCTTTAGTCGCTCAACTCTTGCAATAGCACCCTCTCCTTGAGTAAAACTATTATCAAATACAATTTCTTCACCAACTTTATAGTTATCTCCTCCCGTTGAGATACCAATGCTTCCAAGAGTTCCTGGAGAAGAAGATGTAATATGAACTTTTTGGTTTAAATTGTTTGGGAGTGGAAGATACGTATAATTTAGATCACCATCAATCAAATTGTATGGATCAGTATTTCTAAGATAATCAGTTCCGTTTAAATTATAGAGATCTTGGTTTGATGCTGCATCAAAGTTAAATTTATTGGGGATTGCCTTGAAGTTTTCTCCAATCAAGTAAGGGAATGCCGGTCTCTTAAAATTAAGGAATGGACCAGAAGAATCAACGGTAAGAGTGTTGATAGTCGCAAAGTATGCATATGTTCCCTCTGGAAACTCAGGTGTTACGCAGAATCTACCATTGTTTTCATCAAGCACAGTTTCATCAGAAAGATCATAGTGAGTATAATCCTCAACAAAAAATCCCTCAGGGAAAATACTCTCTGGCGGTCTGTTAGATTTAAGATTAATCTTGTAACCAGACTTCATCTGTGATACAACACCACCAGATTTTGTTAAATATCCATATGGACCATAAATGGGATATCCATCATAAGACCAACCAATGATTGGTGAGTGATCCGTTGATGATGTCTCAACATTATTTGCAATTTTCAGATCAGCGTTACCATAAAGAACCTTGCCAGTCTGATCGACAGATGTTAAAGCCTTTCTCAGACTTCTAGGTGCATATAAAGAGGAATACTGAAGACCAAAATCACTATTGGCACCTATGGTCACAAATCCATCATCATTTTTAAATGACTCAAAATTCTTCTCAAAATTATTGATTCTCCAATTTTGAATCGATGGTGCAAATTCTACACCTGATCCAGGGAAAGTTACTGACGCTGTTGTTTCACTCTGAGTGTATTCTGCGCCAGACTTGACGATTTTAATTGATGTAATCTCGCCACTTGAATTAATTACAGCGGTAAGAACTGCTCCAATACCGTCTCCATCGACGGAAATTTCCGGTGGGGTGTTATAGTTCTTTCCTCCGTTTGCAATCACAACGTCTACAATTTTTCCGTCATTTACAACTGGATAAAGTTGCGCTTCAGAACCAGAAACCAAACTAACAAGAGGATTTCTAGTAAAGTTGATGATTTCTGAAGAACCGTATCCTACGCCCTGATTTGAGAGATGAACAGATGTAATTTCACCTCTGAATACTGGTTGAACTTCTGCCTCGAAGGTTTCAGTGCTGATAGAAGAAATGCCAACTCTACCAACAACACTTACGGAAATATCCTGATAGTTAAAAGAATGAGTGCCTGAACCAGTTGTTGTAAAGTCAACAAACTGATCTGTATTGTAATAAAATTCTTTTGCAATCGAACCTGTTCCTATTTCTGAGAGATGGAAATTATTATTATCAACTTTTGATATGTAATATTCTGTTCCGCTGGTTAATCCACCAATTGCAGTGTCTTCTGCGGTATACTTAACGATTTCTCCAGACTCATAGTCATGGTTAGCAATAGTAATCGTATTAAGAGAAGTGCTAATACCAGAAGATGTAGCAGTTCTACGCTTATTTTGATAACCATCGCCAGAATCAGTAACTGTAATATTCTCAATAGACAGTTTTTGATTATAAGATCTTATTTTATGCTTACCTAATCCAAAGGATGTAAAGGTTATAGTGTTAATACCAGAAATTGCATCACTCTCTGTATTATGAAGAGTGAATGATGTCGAACTTACCTCTGATACAAAGTAAGAGCTATTAGTTGCAATTCCTCCAATAGCCCTTTGACCATCAGGATTGTATACAATTCTCTCTGCGTTTTTAAACTTGTGATATGTTCCCAGTCCAATGACAGATGTGGATAAAGTTACTTCTCCACCTTCAGACTGAGAATTGAATGAAACCTCATGGTATGATTGTTTCATGTTTGCAAACGCTTTTGCACCAGAACCATTACCGCCAGTGATTGTTATGACTGGAGTGGTTTCATAGTCAAATCCAGGATCAACAATCTTAATTTCTTCTAGAATTCCATTCACTGCAACATAACCTGTTGCACCAGTGCCAACAGAGTCTGAAATATTCAGAAGAGGAGGAGTAACAACATCGTATCCACTTCCTGGCGATACAACTTCGATTTCATCTAACTTACCATATTTGATGAGATCATTTGACTTATAGTTTTTAATCTCAACACCATTTACCAACAAACCAGTAAAACCTGGTTCAGTGGGATGAAGATTTCCATCTTCAGTTGGAAGTTTAATCTCTCTTAAAAGTTTCTGCGACTCTAAAGTTCTTCCTCTAAAATCATATGGTTTGATTTTGTTATTAGTGACCTCAGTGCTACTAACAGAAACAAATGTGGAATTGAAGATATCCGTTCTACTCTTTGCAAGTTGAACTGTTGTCGAACTAACTCTCTTAATAAAATAAAGTCCCTCTGCAAACAGAGAACTCTTAACAACACTTCTTTCGTCTACTTCTCCGCTTTCACTAATGAAACTCTCTGTTGATATCTCTGGAATATAATAGACAGCATCACCAGTATAGAATCCATGGTCATCAGTTGTTGTAATAGCAAACTCGGTTCCAGAAAAAGTTCCCGAAAAAGTAATGGTTCTATCGGTTGTGTCAATTGGTTGTGCATTATAAAACGGAATTGATGGTGCAGAGACCATCATACTTTCTGATCTGCCTCTAGAGTTGCCTTCTTTAAGGTAAACGTTTTGGACGTTCGCGTTAATGTCTAGAACTGATGTAAAGACATTGGAAGCAGATCTGGTAAGTTTTCTTTGAAGAGAATAGGTATCTGTGAGTATGAGTCTTCCCTGACCTCTAACTCTAATCTCTGTTGGAGAATGAATGTCAATAATAGATCCAGTCTTTTCTGCGTTGTCTCCACCTGTGATACCAAAAATATCGCCTACTCTCAGGTAATGTTCTTTTGAGAGTTTGATGGTGTAAGTTAGGTCAGACTCATCAATAAGTTCTACAGACTGAACTTGATATGTTGGAGATACGTTGTAGATCCAATTTTTAGATGCATAATTTGTCGATTTGGATCCAAGGGATTTAATGATGATATCATCATCATTGGAGAGATATTTTGTACCAGCATCAACAGTAAGATTACTGAGAACCGAATTAATTCTTACCTGAATTTGCTCATTTGGGTTGGAAAAAGAGAAACCATATGCATAAGTGTTGATACCAACGCTTGATGTATCAACTATCCTTTTTGTTATATTTGAGCAACCAAAAAACTGTGTAAGTGACTTTGAAGTAAAGGACACCACTCCTGTGGTATTATCAAAATAATTTACATACAATTCACCACCCGTAGGGAATCCAACCGTAGAGTCAACATCAATTACTGTTGCACCGATAGATATTTGACCAATGACCTGTGTTTTGGGATGAACCGAAAATTCTCCATATAAAGCACCATCAACACCAATATCTCTTGAGTAACCGGAGTCAATACTCAACTTATAGAATGTGTTAGCTGTTCCGACATTAAGAGACTCAACTGACGTTATTGGGGCATATGCTCTCGTAAATAAGTCCTTATAGGTATTCTGGTTCAGAACCGAATCTAAGAGGTCTGTAGGGTCTCCTGAGACTGCCTCAACGACCAAATCATTAGTAACTCTATAATCAGCGTTTGATGGTGTAAAAAGAAAATCTCTTGGTTTGACAATTTTTACTTCTTCATTGTATAGTGCCTTAAAAAGTATTTCAAATGATCTGTCGGTTCCTTTACTTGAATAAAAATCTTTTGATTGTTTTATAAATGTATTTTGATTAAGTCCAGGAGACAACTCAACTTTTGCAAGTCCTGGAGTAATTTGTGTTTTTAATTTTGTAAGAAACTCATTAAGGAAAAGAACACTAAGATTTTCAATGGTAGCACCAGATTCGTGTTTTGATCTATCTGTTTCTGAAAAGACAAGTTGTTGTGGATTATTTTCTGTTTTATAAGATGAAATTCCACTAAACCCTCTTATACAACCAGTAAATGAATTTGATGTCTTTTCAGTATATGTAATAATTTCATCATCAATTTTAATTATTCCATACTTATCTGGAAAACCAGTTGTCCCTGTCGGAGATTTTGTTAAATCGACCGAAATAGTGGTTCCATAAGTTGTTAAATCCTCACCAAGGATTACAGATGAAACTAAGTTAGTGTTTTCATTTAATTTAATATATTGATCTATATTTTGAATAAGATCAATAGGAGCACCCTGATATTCCTGAGAAATATAATATTGCTTTAAAAAATCTACTAAGAGAGGATATTCTTCCCTAACATAGGCAGGGACTTGGTTTTGAACTACGTTGCTGAAGAGTACTCTTTGTTCTGCCATTTTATGATGTTACTTCTTAGTAGGAATATGAACCGCCTGAGGACGAGGAACCACCTGTTGATGTTCCACTCGCTGCGGAAGGAGTTGTTGATGTAGTTGTTGTAGTTGTTGTAGTTGTGGTGGATGCAGTTGAACCAGTGCGTGTCGTAGCAGTTGCAGAAACGTTTGATACGTTTACAACTCTTTGACCACTAGTAGTTGCGATATCACCCGTTACACGAACAAGGGCACCATTAGCATAAGAAGAGGATGTAATATAGTTCGATGCTGATGGATCAAGTCCAGAAGCAATGTTATCAACAACCATCTCAAAATTACTATTACTAATATCTAGTTGCAAATAAAGATCCTGTAATCCGACGACATCATTTGAGTGCGGCACGGCAGACAACTCAATGATTGGTTGTCCATCTTTAACTTTTCCTGCCAGTATGTTGATAGGATTAATAGTGACGATACCTTTCTGATAATTTATACTTCCGACGTTCCTTCTGACTATTGTTGGATTTGTTGAATTCACTGAGGGAACTGTGAAAAGGAATAATGTACCATCTATTCGATTTGTATTTGGAATATCAGATATATAAACATTTTCATTTAAACCAGCAACTCTAAAAGCTGTTGATTTGATATTATACCCTGCCATATTTTTAATATGGAATTCATTACCAAAACCGATCTGGTATTCTGTGAGGGTATTAAGAATAACTCTTAAATCCCTTCTCATTTCGACAGTTGTGATATTAGATGTGACAGATTCGTGACTATCGTCTAAAATCTTTAGAAACTTACTATATTTGAATCTTGCGCCATATCTATTTAACTCTGTCGATTCAGAGTACTTATTTGCATTTGATTGAGCAATAGATGATACAAATTCAGAACTTGGAGCAAGATTTGTATTAAAATAAATTTTTGAATTGACCTCAAGATAAAGATATTTCAAATCAAGTATTTCTGGAACTATTCCAGCAACTGCAAATTTCTTTAGTCTATTACGAATATTCTCTTTTACTAAGTTTGGTAAGAAATCACCAAATCTTGGTTTAATGCTAATGAAAACTTTTCCGTATTGTGGAGGAATTAACTCTTCTCCACCAAAAACAGATATGGACTCAGTTTCGGGGTAAATTTTTGATGGAATCAGTGCTTCATAATCGTCAGCAGTTAATGATCTGTTTTGTGTCGCATAAATGCGAGGGGCATACTTTTTGATCGAGGCAACCGATTCTATTGACTCTCCACCAGATGATACTAAACCGGTGGTTAGTAAAGAAATACCAGATGTTACATTATACTCAACAGAATTTCTTG